ACGGCGTAGTCTCGCCTGCGAGCGCGTACAGGAAGTAAGGCATCACGGGCGTCACCACAATTGTCTCGATGCCCATAGCGGCGCTCAGGTGGGACACGCTGGTGCAGGCACTAATCACCAAGTCGCAGCTTGCCACTGCCTGACGGGTGTCTTCCCAGCTATTGAGCGGAACCTGTTTAACCCAAGCAGGAGCGGCCTCGACACCTGCGTCTCGTTGCAGGCTGATGAACTCAGCATCTGCGTCCTTGACTGCGGCAAACATCAACTCGTACGGGAAGGCTTTGTGGTGCTCGTGCTCAAACTGGGTCGAACCTTGCCAGCGCAGGCCGATGCGCTTCTTGCGGCCCTTGATCGTCACAGGCTTGCTCAGGTACGGAGCGCCAGAGATGTCTGGCAACTCAAAGCCCAGATGGACAATGGCCGACATACCAGCTACCCAGAAGTCGTGGTAGACGCCGAACACAGCTTCGTGCTGTATCACAGAAGATACACCTTCAACGTCAACAAAGAGTGACGCCAGTGAGCCAGTGCAAGCAACGATGACCTTGCAGCCCCGTGCAGCGATGTACTTGGCGTAGCGCACTTGGTGAATCTGGTCGCCCAGACCGCCTTCAAGGTTGAGCAGGATGATGCCCTTGGTCTTGCCGTCCCACTGCGGTGTGGGTACATCAGGGTGCTTGTTGCCGAAGACACCAGCCACACGGCCCCTGTCCATCAGTTTGTATCCAGCCTGAATCTGGCCTTGGCGCAGCTTGTACCAGCCACGGTTGTAGGCTGCACGGTGGTTGTTTGGCTCTTCAGCTTCCAGTTGCTGGGCCAAGCGCCAGCCTTCTTGGAAGTCGCCCGTAGTCGAGGCGGCAAGCTGCAAATCCAGCGCATGAAGCTCTGGTACTGTGCGTGGTGTTTCCAGCCAGAACTCAGGCTGGCAGAACGATGAGTAGTGGGACTTGAGCAGGTCTTTGGGGTCTTGCCTGTGCTGCGCTTCCAGCTTGGGCTTGACATCGTGCATACCGGCGTGGCCGTGCAGGTTCTCGTCATCTTCAGCCACTGTGGAGCCGTCGATGTTGTCGAAGTCGTAGCTGAAGTCAGGAAGTTCAAGGAACGTGTGGATACGGGCCAACTGCGCTTTGGGGTCAGCCAGCAGGTCTTCGTACTCAACGAACAGGAAGTTCTCAGGGGCGAAGTTGTAGCCGTTCTGGAGCGAGATGTAAGCAGCCTTCAGGTGATCCATCAACTGACCAGAGTACATGAACTCGTCAAGGTTTTCGGGCTTCGCCACACGGATGAAGCTGGCAGCGCAGTCAGGCACTGAGCGCACCGTAGCGATGATCTTGGGCTGTTTGCCGAGCACTTGGGACATAGCTGCCATGATCTGCGCGATAGGCCAGCCACGGGACTTGTCGATGATGACAGGGGCAGGCTCGTCCTCGTAGAACGCATCAATCGCACCACGCATCGTCTGAGCCAGCTTAGTGCGCTCAGGGTCGTTCTCGTTCAGCAAACCAGCCGAGTGCCAAGTGTTAGCCAAGCCATCCAGCGCATGAACCAGACCAGACGTTGTTGAGACGTGGGTCATTGGGTTCTGGTTGAGGATAGCCGCCAGCACCGTAGAGCCAGAGCGTGGGATGCCAGAGAGGAAGTGGAGTGTTTTGTTCATGTTCTGGATTCTAGCGCTGGTCACGCAAGGATTGCTAGACCGTGGTAACCGCCGCAAGTAGCAGAAGCCCAAGTTGTTTTTGACCCCACTTGTTTTGGAGATGAGTAACTGGTTGTATTTCCAAGGCCAAGTTTTCCATTAGTTCCGCTTCCCCAAGACCACAGCGTTCCGTCAGTTTTAGTGGAAATAGTCTGGGAACCGTAGCCAGAGGCAACACTCAACCAAGTTGTTAATGTTCCAACTTGTTTGGGAGAAGAATAATTAGTTGTATTTCCAAGCCCAAGCACGCCAGAGATATTTTGCCCCCACGCGTATAACTGCCCTGTAGTGGTAATTGAAAAACCAGAAAAAGAACCGCCAAAAACTTTTGACCAAGTAGTCAGAGCCCCAACTTGCATTGGACTAGAGTAATTTGTAGAGTTCCCCAATGCAAGTTCGCCACCGCCATTTCTTCCCCAAGACCATAGCGTATTATCAGTTTTCGTTGCAAGTGTAAAATACCCACCCCCAGCAATATTTAGCCAAGTTGTTAAACCGCCAACTTGCTTTGGGCTGGAATAATTTGTGGTATTTCCCAGCCCAAGTTGACCAGAAGCATTTCTTCCCCATGTCCACAATGTACCATCCGTTTTAATTGCTATTGAATGGGAATCTCCAGCAGATATTTTTGACCAAGTAGTTAAAGCCCCGACTTGTTTGGGACTAGAATAATATGTTTGATTGCCTAGCCCCAAATTACCCCAAAATCCTTGCCCCCACGACCACAATGTGCCATCAGTTTTTATAGATAAACAAAAATTTCTTCCAGCGGTTATTTTATCCCAAGTTGTTAAAGACCCAATTTGTGTGGGGCTAGACCTATTTGCCGTATTTCCCAAACCCAGTTGGCCGGTATTATTTTGGCCCCAAGACCAAATAGTACCATCGGATTTTGTTGAAATACTAAATCCATAGCCCGCTGCAAGATTTAACCAAGTTGTTACATTCCCAACTTGTTTGGGGCTAGAGTATGCAGTAATATTGCCGAGCCCTAATTGCCCGGATGTGTTAACGCCCCAACTGTACAAACCCGCTGGCGGCACAGGCCAAGTCCCCGCAGACACAGCGGAGTTCACCTGTTGCATTGTCCAGATGCCGGAGTACTGGACGCCTGTATTTAGGTATGGCATTGTCTGACCTTAAATCATTGCAACAGAAAAGTTTGGCGCATACATTCTTGGCAACAATGACCAAGTAGTTAAAGAGCCAACTTGTTTGGGGGAAGAGTAATAAGTTGTGTTTCCAATACCCAATTGACCACTATTTCCTTGACCCCAAGACCATAATGTGCCGTCTGTTTTAATGGAAAGTGTACAACTAGAACCACAAGCAATTTGTGACCATGTAGTAAGCAATCCAACTTGAGTTGGGCTTGACAAACTAGTTGTATTGTTTTGCCCTAATTCTCCAGCAGTGTTAGTACCCCACATCCACAATGATCCATCTGTTTTAACAGCGCCTGCAAAGTTAGAGCCACACGCAAATGCTGACCAAGTTGTCAAAGCACCGATTTGCTTAGGTGATGAATAGGCAGTTGTGTTTCCAATGCCAAGTTGACCTTGACCATTAGAACCCCACGACCATATTGTTCCGTCAGTTTTTGTGGCAACGGAAAAAGCATATGCAGAAGCAACTTGTAGCCATGCTGTCAAAGCACCAATTTGCTTTGGAGATGAATAGTTTGTTGAGTTATTAAGTCCCAAACGGCCTGAATTACCGTAACCCCAAGACCATATTGTTCCGTCAGTTTTTGTGGCAACTGTAGCCGCATAAGAACAAGCAACATTTAACCATGTTGTGAGCGATCCAACTTGTTTGGGAGAAGAGTAGGTGGTAGTGTTGCCTAATCCTAATTGACCAAATGAATTTGATCCCCACCCCCAAAGAGTTCCATCTGTTTTAATTGAAAATGTGTGAGTATTACTACACGCACTTTTTGACCAAGAAGTAAGTGAGCCAACCTGCTTTGGAGACGAGTAATAAGTTGTGTTTCCAAGACCCAATTGACCATTATTATTTTGACCCCAAGACCACAATGTTCCGTCACTTTTAATAGCAACTGTAAATGTTGAACCAACAGCACCTTGAGACCAAGTAGTTAATGACCCAACTTGGTTTGGGCTTGACCTGTTTGTTGTATCACCAAGGCCAAGTTGACCATAAAGGTTTCCACCCCAAGAATACAAAGCATTCTGATACCCAGTCGTCTGCGCCCCGAGCGGATTAAACCCCGGCTTGACGATGCTGCCTAAGTTGTGTTGGCGTATGCTCATGGAGCTAACCTCAACTTGCTATGGATTCGTAGCTGATGGTGTAGGTGATGCCGCTCGATGTGCCAGACGTAACGACGATGGAGCTGTTCTCCATGAGGTAGATGGCCGTTGTCTTGTCCACAGCGATCACAGAAGCACTGGCTGGCACTGCAATAGTGGAGATGACTGGGTAGTTCGTACCTGCACCAGCGGCTGCGCTGTTGATGGCTACCGTTGCGTTTACAGCACTTGCACCGTTGACGTTAGCGCAAACGATCTGATTGATCTTGAAGACCAGACCAGACGATGCGGCATTAGACAGCAGCGTGTTGGCCGTTGTATTGGCTGGCGTGAGGTACGTTGTTGTGCCAAGAATGGCGGTTACGTTCACTATGTTGGGGTTTGCCATGATGATTCCTTACAGACCGAAGATGATTGAGAAAGCGATTGCTTGGCCCTTGGTAGCACCAGAAGCCGCAGGGGTTTGAAACGTAGGTAGCGCACCCGCACCGTTACTTGTGAGGATTTGGCCTGATGTACCGGGACCAGCCGCCGCTTGAAACGCCCCAGTGCTGGTAGTTCCTGAGAACACCACGCTGTATGCAGTGGTCGTTGCAATCCCTGTCCCGCCCTGAGCAACGGTGACCGTAGCAGCTTGCTTGATCAGCTTGCCCGTGGTGCCATCAAAAGCCGCCAAGTTGCCATCTGTGGCCGATGCTGGACCAACAACATCACCTGCTGAACCAGCGGTCGATGCAAGCAGCTTGACAGTGCCAGCAGCGTTTTTAAAGTACAGCTTCTCGTCGGTCGTGTTGATGGCAAGTTCGCCATCAGACAGATTGGTGTTGACAGGAACAGCCGCCGCAGTGGTGGTGCGGTAAAGCTGGATGGGTGTAAAGCCTGTTGCAGCCATTAGAAGGCTCCTTCTATTTGAAAAAAGTTTTTCTTTGCTTGATTTTGCTTTGCCGGAAGAATCTGCATATTTTCGTGCATATGAAGGCCGCACACAAGCTCACCATTCAGAGGGATGATGTGGTCAACTTGATACTCCATCTCTGGGTTCAATTTATTCATCAAAGCCGCCTGCTGGTATATGCGCTCAATTTTTTCTTTGTCCGCCCATTTTGGCGTTGCACCCAACAAGATTGCTCGTCTTTTGCTGGCGTATGCACACATTTTATGGCTGTACTCTTTTCTCCACCAAGCCATATATGCAGAAATTTTTTCTTTGTTCTTCAAGCGGTAATCAGATTTGTTTTTAGAAACAACTTCTGAATTTTTAAATGTATATGTTTTTTTCCGCAAATCATCACATGACTTGCAAATAGTACGAACACCATCCTTTGCTTCTTTGTTCTTGTAAAACTCAAGCAAAAATTTCTCGCATTGGCACTTGTTACAAGTTTTCAAAACGTGCCTCCGTTGATGCTTGCGGTCAGCGCATTGGTTGATGGATTGTAAGTAATGCCAGCGTCAATTCCAAGCGCTTGATTGCCCGTTGTGGACGCTGCCACGAAGGGAATAAAGAAGTTGGCGTCCGTGCTTGTCGCTGTTGTTGCCACGTTGGTGGCGTTTGTTGCGTTCGTAGCGTTTGTAGCGTTTGTAGCGTTACCCACAGTGATGCCAGCAGGGTCAGACCACTGAGGGGCAGATCCTGTGGACGTCAACATAAACGTGCTCGAGCCGATACCCAACTTTGACAGCGCTGTGCCAGTGGCGTAATAGCTGATGTCGCCAGCGGTGTACGTGGTTAAACCAGTCCCTCCGTTGGACGTGATCAGCGTACCAGCCAGCGTAATCGTGCCAGAAGCCGTTACAGGGCCACCAGAGGTGGTAAGGCCCGTTGTGCCGCCAGAGACGTCCACAGAGGTTACTGTGCCTGTTCCTGCAACGTTCCACTCAAAAGCAGAGCCCGACCATTTGAGATAGTGGCCCGCTGTAACAGGGGCATCAATAAACGCAGTGGTGGATGTCCCTGTGTTGTAGACGATTTTGTTTGCAGCCCCACCAGCTACGTTTGTAGCGGTTGCGGCGTTACCTGTGGTGTTCTGGTTCCAAGTAGGAATAGTCCCTGCCAGATCTGCATAAGCAATACTGACAGCACCGACTTGGCCGTTGACAGAGCTGACCAAGTTGGTCTGGTCAATCTTCTGCCAAGCCGCGCCGTTGTAGATTGCCCAATCGCCAATCTGCCAGTCTGTAACGCCGTTTAGGTTGGTGGTTCCAGCCACAGACACAACGTAGTAAAACCCGTTTGTCCCTACGCTTGAAGTCAGGGTGGGTGTATTTGTCAAGGCGTCCCACGAACCTTGAAACACCAAACCACCCGTAATTGCAGCAGTGGTCACAGTGGTGATCACGCCCTTGGCGTTCACCGTGATGACTGGGATTGCCGTGGTCGAGCCATAAGTGTTCGCAGAGACGCCAGAATTGGGCAGGTCAGCATTTACAAACGCACGGAAGGCAGGAGTTCCCGCAGAGCCGTTTGGAGCCGCAAAGACGGTGTTTGCAGTCTGCGAGACATAAGTAGCGGTAAGGTCACCAGCCGAAGTGACTGGGGAGTTGGTCACCAA